CTACGATGCAAGAATCCATACCAATAAGCATCCGATAATTGGGAAAGAAAAATCCAACAGACTTCCCACATCCCACACGCGTGGATCAAAACCTCCACACCATGGCATGTTGATACGTTTCCCTTTCCCAAACTTTTCTATCCAGCGATATTCTGCCTGGGTGTGTTCACGCGCAATGAAGAACGTACAACCTGCTATCGCACCGTAAGCCCAGTTTCCGGTAAAAAGACCAACCAGAGCCTGTGCGACAACAGCGCAAAGTGCGTGAAGAAAAGCTGTTATATCCATTACTACTCCTTTGTCAAATATGGCCTATGGAAACGTATAAAAACTTTAACCATTACTCAACTTAATCAACTTTTTAAATAAACTTATTGACATGACAAATGAACTGAGTAAGTGTGATAAAAATCTATAGATATAAAGATATAATATTCTATTACTAATCACTTAGTTATCTTAAATATAAACAATAAAATACCACCTCCAATGGAGGTGGTTTAGTGATAACAATTAAAATAGAATAGTCTATTTTAACACCCATCCTGTGTTTCCTGTTCCTGTTTTCTTTTGATACCAATCACCATTATAATCAATATACATTGACCCCTGAGGTGCGGTCACAACACCCTCAGGTGAACCGGAGCCTCTATAAATTCCAAAGAGAGTTGTACCTCTTACTTTCTCGTATGCAAACAACAAACCATCTGAAGCCCTTCTGATACGCAACGGTTCGTGCTCTGAGTCCGATGCGAATGTAGTGGTTCCGTTTGAATCTGTTTCCCTGGAAAAACTTCCATCTGTTCTTGTTCCTTCAATGATCGAATTTGGGTAGTTTGGATCATCAGATGAATGTAACCTAATATAGGAACTATTTGATGCTGATACCCCCCTACCCCTTAAAATCAATCCCTTAAATGATGACGTAAATAGTGCCTGGATTGAGCCATAAACAGTGTTATCACTACCGTTTTGCTGATCGTATATTCTTAGTCTTGAGCTATTATCATACATAATAGCGTTGAAGTATTCACCAAGACGTTCGCTAAATGCAACAATATTAAAAGCATTGCGCCATCTAAATGATATATTTCGCCCGCTTTCTCCGGCATCTACACCTGCATTACTTGAAGCATTGGTTATGCCAGAATTAAGGTTCTGATCATCGTTGTTACCAGTCGCTGGTCGTATAGAGTAAATTGTCTTTTTCTCAAGAGAATAGCTACTTCCCCATCCATAATCTATTTCAGGACTCCAATCTCCAGAATTTGCATCCTTGGTTGTTTCTACCCAATAAGAGCCATTTGATGGAGGGACACCAATTATTCCAGAAGTCTCAATGGATGATGCAGCCCATCTTCTTCCACGCCAGTTTACAATATTAGCTCCTGCCCTCCATGTTTCTATGCAGCTTATAATTATTTCTTCACCACGAATAGTTAGACCTTCCGGCTCAAATCTGGCTGGATTCCCAAGAGTTGGATGGTTAAGCAACCCATCGCGCCCATATTGCGACCTTGCATCATCGATATCTAATTTTCTTAGTAAATTACCTGTTAAATCATATGTAAAGATATGATGCTTTCCAAAAGCGTTAGCCCCTCCCTTAAGTATATGTATATATCTTCCATCAGACGCAATACCTTGTACAGAGTAAGCGCCTTCAGAAGGTGAGTCGCTCATTTCCCAAACAAACATGGGGTTTGCTAATGTTTTATCTTCAAGTTTATCAATTGATATTTTATCGTATATAAATACAGTTCGTTTAGCGGCATCACTCTTTGGTGTATTAACCATTATTAAAAGACGACCGTCAGAAGAAATGGCAATTCCTGCACGATTGTAATCTTGAAATGGGTGACCGCTACCAGTAATCCCCCATACATTATAACTTTTTACGTCAGACTGAGTTGTTTCTGCCCCTCGCCAAGTTATTTTACTAAACCCTTTGCCTGCAGACTCCCCATCTTCACCTGAATTGGTTACACTTGATGTATATAAATATACTTGACCATTCTCCACCATGGCAGAAAGATCAAAACCGTGCCCAAGGTTTAATTCTGGAGAATACGCAACATGGTTTACTACCCTTCCATCATCATAAAGATTAAACTCAACAATACGAACTCTTTCTTTATCTGACCAGGTCGGCCCAACAGGCCGTTGTGTGACAAATAGTTTTTCAATGCCATTAACACGGCAATATGCGATCCCCTGTAACGCATTTCTGGCATTAGGGTAAATTTCTGTGTTTGTTTCTCCCTGAAAACCAAAAAAAGGTTCCATCATTTTTCTCTGCGCAAGTTTGTCAGTTTCAAGCAGACGAGAAACTGAAATAAGAGAGCCATTATCTGCAACAATCCTCCCAATACCTCGAGCAGAAGATACATCAACTTCGAGAGTATTTACTGCAAAATCGCCATCAGGAACAAACATTCTATAGCCTGCGTTAGAGAATGCCTCAGTAGCGTCAGTTATTCCATCACTGATAGCCCCCCAACCGCGAACGTCTTTGTCATCACGCCATCGTGCAATCTGCAATTCTGGATATTTTTTAGAACCATCCGGGTCTTCTAATTGCTGCCGTAACTGATCAGGGTCATACTTCAGCACATTAGGAAAATAGAACTGCTGCGCACCATACGCATCATAAACAGCCATAGAATGGCCCTGTACAGTTACGAATTTGGCAATCTGTCCGTTATATACCGGATACCCGCCAGCGTTAATGATGATTGGCTGTGCAACAGGAACGTGAGAGCCATCTTCATTCTCTACATAAACCTGAATCTGGTTTTCTGGATTTACCGGGTCAGTGTCAATTTTACCGATATAAATTTTGCCATTGGCAACCGCTTTAAAAGAACGCGCCATAGTGAAGAGTTGCGAAGGCATACTCACTACAACATTGGCTGTAATGTCTGTCATTTAATTTGCTCCAGATACAAGGAATCGCCGCAGCATTGCCACAGTGATGCATTATTAATCAAACAAAGAGACCACTGTGGTCTTATTGAGGATGCAACCAGCAGATAATAAGATGCCGATCCACTCACAAAAGCGAGGCATCAAGAATGGGAAGAGATGACCCGCAATTTAATCTGCGGCTACCTTACGAATTAAAGGAAAAACTAAAACAGCGAGCCAAATCCAATGGCCGCTCTCTTAATTCAGAATTAGTTCAGATAGTGACTGATGCTGTATCAAAGCCATCCAAAATTTCAGGCTATCGAGACGATGCGGAACGCATCGCTGATGAGCAGTCTGAACTTGTTAAGAAGATGGTGTTTGATACGCTGAAGGATTTGTACAAAAAACCCACCTGAAGGTGGGTCCTATTTATTAGTCTTGCTTTGTTGATGGTATAAGAGATGCGTTTGCCTCTTTTGGCTTCAAGGTATACATCCCACCATTAAAAGGATCTACAGCAAGCCAACCAATTAACCCACCAAACACAAGGTTTCCACCAATATACCAACCATTAGCATTGGCTTTGATTGGCAGGGTAACTGGTTCGTACCCATCCTTTTCCATAGTGATCTGGTAGCTCTTTTTGCCAAAATAACTACCATCTGACTTGGCAAGAGTTACTCCTTGCGGAGTCTTACCTTGCGCAACAATCACGCCGGATTCGTCTTTTACCTTAAAGCTCGCACCGGAAGGATTGCTGTTCACTTGCACAAGCTGTGTTTCGTCACCAACAATAGTTGCGCACCCAGATAACAATATAGCGCCAGCAACGACGCCGATAATCCTCTTCATATTACTTTCCGTTTTGTTAGAATCAGAAAGATCTTAATAATAAAAAGTATTTTCGTGAAGATATTGTCGATTGAGTTAATAACTCATTTACACCCAACAGTGCCATGATGGCAAAGATAAGGAGAGTTAATCATATGAAAAAATCACTGTTAATTATCCCGCTTCTGCTGGCAGGGTGTGCAAAGGTTAGCGACTATCAGGCAAGTTGCGAACAACGCTATCCAAAGCTTAGCGATATGGCTAATTGCCTTGATGCTAGCGTGAAGAGCGACTCACGCATGGCATCAGCACCAACACCTAAGTTATATGTCCTTGCTGCGAAGATGCTCGGGCAAGGTGTCGATGATGGCAAGATAAGTGACGCGCAGGCAAGACTTGAGCTTCAGAATCTTTATGTTCAATTACAAAGCCAAGAACAAGCCCAACAAATAGCACAAAGCCAAGCATTCCAGCAGGCTTTATTGAATTATCAGGCTGTAAACACAATGCAAGCTATCGAGCAAAAAGCGCGCCAGCCTGTTATAACTCAACCTTACCCAACACGCGTTGACACTTACACAAACTGCAATTCAGGGTTTGGAAATACAGTCACATGCAACAGTAGCAGTAACATCAGATAACAATCAGCAAAGGTATCGCCTATGCAGAGGGATACGATAAACCTCGCGTTCTACATATTTGGTTTTTGCACGTTCCTGGTGTTTGAAAAGCTATTCTGACAACGCATCAGACTTAGCCCCCTGAGTAAGGGCGTTAATGGCCTTTTGCGCCTGCTGCATGGCTTTCTCAAACGCTGTTGATCCGCGTGGGGTGTTTGCCATTCGGAGCATTGCATTTCTGAATGGCTCGCTCTCATAGGCGCGAGTAAGAAGTCCGTAGCTTACTGCTGCGCCAGTTGTAGCCGGGTTCATTGCCGTCCCATACCCAATTATGAACGGGATAGTTTGCTGCCCTGTGGGTGTTGTTACTGCCGCTTTTGCAGCCTGCTGCGTGGATTGCAGGTAGTTTTTTAATCCTTTCAGATAAGCAGCGTCCTGCCCCTTAAATGTGATGCCAGTCTGGTTTTGCAGGATGTTAAGCTGCCGAAGGAACTGGTCAGGGGATCCGCCAGATTTCTCCATCGCCTTTCCAATGATGCCATTGCGCATTTGCGTCCTGCCAACACGACCAACTGAGTTATACAGAGTCTTAATTTCCGATTTGTTCTTGCTGAATAGCATGTTATTCACAACTTCCGGTGTCAGGTCGCCTTTCATGAGAACATTCTTCATCCTGGTATTCTTTAGTTTCGCCGCTTCGTCAGCGTAGACGGCATTGGCCTGCTGATATTTACGAAGAGTATCATTGCCAAGATTCTGACCAATGGCACCATTGATATCGTCGGTCATCGCCTTGTAAACTCGCTGAATGGCAGCATCGGAACGGTTTGGTAACACTGGTCGCTCACCCTTCACGTCCATTCTGAACTGGCTGCGCAGATCGCTTAATTGCTTCAAATCCAGATTGACCGGACCATCAGGACCAGCATTGCGAATAAGCTCATCACGATATGACTGAAGTTTTGAAATAGTCTCGTTATCAGCAACCTTACCAAGCTTCTGCAGGTTAGATATTTCTGTATCAATCTGCTGAATTGCTCGCGCAGGCTGGATATTGACTCCCGCCATTGCATTCTGAACCTGCTCAAGACGGTTCCCTGCAGCACGACGAATTCCTGATGTTTTCGCTTTAAGGCTGTCAATAACAACAGCTGGATCATACTCACCGAATTTATCAGCAAATCTCTGCACCAACTGGCTTCTCGCTTCCTGTTGCGTTGCTCTCATTCCGCTTGTGCCAGCCAGAGGGATATTTTCTGCTGTAGTCTGCGCCATTTTTCCGACGCGGGAAGTTGGTTGTAACAGGTCTGTGGTGTGCAGAGGAACTCCTTCACGCTCTGCAAATCTGATAGCCTGCTGCGCTTCTGGCGCGATAGCACCACGAACGCCACGATAAGCAGCACCTAATCCACGTCCGGCAGCGTTAATAGCACCGCCAGCCAGAACGCCAACGCCTAAGTCGGTGGCTAGTGCTTCCGCATCATCTTTCGCACTATTTGCAGCAAGTGATCCAACTGCGTTTTCTGCTAGAAGGCGAGTTGCCCCCTGAGCAATTCGACCAGCAAGTGTTGGTGCCTGTACCGCCGCTCTCTCAACGCCAGCAGGAGTGAGGTAAGGCAATGCTTCAGCAAATACCCTTCCCTCTGTCGTTTGTGGAGTCAGCGCACCTTGCTGAAGGCCAAAGTCCTGCTCTAATCCCTGCGTTGTTACTCGTGGCGCTGGTTGATATGTGCCATCGCCAATGCCGAGTTTACCGCCAGCCCAAGCCGCTGCGCTTGTTACAGCATCGGCAACTGATGCAGGTATGTTCGCCACGTTCACGCCAGCCTGCACCAGTCCGCGACCAGTTTCTTTCACGGCTTCGCCAAGATCAGACATAAATCCACTTTGCTGTGGTTGTTGCTGTGCTACTGGTTGCTGTGTCTCCACTGGCTGCACAGATGGCAATGGATAGGCTGCATAGAAAGCTTGCTTAGCCTGCTCTGCATTTTCTCCGGCTTGCGGGGCCACGACTTCATTGAAGTATTGCTCCTGAGCCTGCGCTTTTTGTTCTGGTGCTAACGCCTGATACTGTGGAGAGGCGATAACATCTTTCCATGCTTTAGCCATTAATCACCCCATAGTGAAGAAAAGTTACTGCTGGCTGCTGGCTGTGATACCTGTGCAGGTTGAGATTGCTGCCGCTGAGATTTACCAACATTAACGTTATATTGTTGGTTGTAATTGTTGGTGTATTCCTGAATCTCACGAATCGACTGCTGCATAGCCTCCGGGCTTGAATAGTCAACCTGCGGCATCCCCTGAAAATACATCTTCGCTTCTGCAACGGTGTTAATACCACTGGCACCCATGTCCCTTGCTGCCGCCACACCCTGATTCTGCATTCTGCCCTGAATCCGTTGTGCTGAGTTATATAACTGGCGCTGCTCTTTTCCTGTTAATCTGCTGCGAACATCAGCACCAATTGCTGGATTACCTGCACCGCCTGTCATTCCTGTCATGAAATCGAGAGCAGAAGCGTCTGCATTTGCGATCGCGTCGATATCCTTCTTCATGGCATAGTTTTGTGCTGATGCAGACGATGTTGCAGGCGCAGCGATTGAACTGGCAGGGACGCGAACCATATTCCCCTCGTTGTCGATGCCTTCGTAGAACGCATTGGCCCCAGCGCCGTGAAGCTTCCCACCTACCGTTACAGTTCTGCCATCTGATAACTGAACTGTACGCTCATCATTCCCAGCGGTTCCTCTTGTTGACGCTCGCTGCATTGCCAAATCCTGCCCGCGTCGCGCAGTAGAAGCAGATAAGTCCTGACCGCGCATCGTGATGTTCTGGCCTCGTGCTGTTAGCGCCTCGCCAGCCTGATTGCTGCGGATTGTCTCTGCAAGTTTTCCGCGATCAATCTCACGACCAGCCATCTTGTCCTGAACATTGAAGTAATCAATCGGACCAAGAGCAGCCATTCCAAGGTGATCAACAAACTCACCAAATCCTGAAGGGTTCTGCTGATACATCTGAGCAACGCTGTTAGGGTCAACACCGACGCGAGTCAGTTCCTTGGCGTTGTTTTGCAGCCATGATTGCATTGCTTCTGGAGAAGATGACGCAAGGCGTGCGCCAGCCGCTAATGTGCCGATAGAATTGCGCTGGTCTTCATCAATGAATCCCATGCCTTTACGAACTGATTCAATCTGGTCTGGATATTGAGTAGCCAACTGACGCAAAGCACCGCGATCACCAGACGCATAAGCATTAGCGTACGCCTGCTGAAATTTTTTCTGCCGCTGAGCCTGCTTCTCCTGCTGAAACACCCCCGCAATACCTGAAAGGCCTTGCAAAGCAGTCAGCCCAGCATTGTTAGCGCCTGAACGCTCAATATCATTGTTCTGCCTGATAAGCTGAAGCGTATTGCCGATGTCATTTACGCTCGGAGCGTTTGAGTTGACGCCGCCGATACCAGCTAACAATCCGCCATTTGATCCTTGCCAAGTAGCCATGATTACCCCTTAAAACAACGAGCCAAGCAATCCGATACCAGCACCAATTCCAGCGCCCCAAGGTGTTGATGTTCCCAAAAGGCTGGCAAGACCTGCACCGGCAATCGCACCAGACGTGCCACCGCTAATTGCAGTCTGAAGACTTGATGGTTTATTGGCATTAGCAGCGGCAAGAGCTGCGCTTTGCTGTGCAATGCTGCTCATGTTGTTGGCGTACGTCTGCCCGGCGTTTGCCTGACCTTGCAGCGCACCAAGCCCAACGTTTGCCAGATTGTTGTAATTGCTCATCTGATTTGATAACCAAGACTGACCGAGTGTCGGCGCGATCGTAGCCAGTTGATTGCTTGTGGCTGTCGAGCCAAGTCCCCCAGTCGCCTCCGCAGCAGCAAGACTCTGGTAACGCGCCTGACCTGCAAGGTCTTTATACTGCTGAGAGTTGTAATACTGATTAAGTGCCTGCCCCTGTCCTTCTAAACTGGAAAGATTCTGAAGCTGGTTAACATACTGCTCCGCAAGAGGCGTGAACGGAGCAAGGTTTTTCATGATCGTCTGCCACTGCTGATTTTGCAGGTCTGCGGCATACTTCTGAGCTTCTGCGGCATACTTTGCGCTTTTATCAGAGCTGCCACCTTTCCCGCCTTTTTCAGGGCAATAAGGTTCCTCGCCGCGCAGTTTTCTGCCCAGCTTAAATGCATATAACATGGCTATCTCCCGTGATTCAGGAAGTCGATTAGTTCTTCGCGTGTGGCGCTGTAAAAAGTCACGTCATCCACGCCTTTGAAGTATTTCTTGATGGTTCCTACACGATTAAGGCCAATCATTGCGCAATACATCTGACCGTGGCGGAATTTGCGTGCAGCGAACGATGTGACGCACTGAACGGTGGTGTTAGTAAGAATGTATCGCCAGAACGCCAGCCCGATTTCCTTGCTGAAGCCGCGAATCTCTGGCAGGTACATGGCGTGGCAATCGAATGTCAGCGGCTGAATCTCCTGATAGTAAACAATGCCGCCAAACTGCCCGTGCACGTTCACCTCAAAGTAACGACATTCAGGTTTGTAGTCGTATCCATCACCGTTGTTGCTACCAGCGATAATGTCAGGGTGATTTCCGACTGCTTCGATCAGGTCGATGTTTCGCGTTGGTTTGAACTGAATCATCACTGCTCCGCGATTATCTTGATGGTTGTGGCAGTAAACGCCGCACCATTCGACTGAATGGTTAACGTGCTGCCATTTGTGGCAAGAAATCCGTCTTTATCCACGCTGAAGAACGTAGCTAACAAGATGTTATCGGTTGTTGTCGCCGCATTACGACTGCTGACCAACGTGTCAGGAACAGAGCCGGAAAAGGTTATCTGCATTGACCTGTTGGCGGTTCCGCTGGGCCACGTCCCGACGATCGACAGCTTGAAGAACAGGGTTTTGTTCTCGTTGAACACAACCATCTTGTTGTTAACGGTGTCGAAGAATGGCGCCAATGTGCCGGATGACGGCGTGAGCGTTTTCAGCAGGCTAACAAGGTTGGTAGGCGCTGTCGGAATTGTTACCGATACCCCTGAGTAAACAACCTCTGATTTCTTGCGCGTGGTGGCATACTCAAGCGCAGATATTCTTGTTGAGTGATCACCAACTGTGCTTTGTAGCGTCGAAATACTTCCCTCTGCCGCTGTGAGCCTGGTATCAAGTGCGTCGATATCGGTTGTATTCTGAGTTATGCGCGCATCATGGTTTTCTAACTCAGATTCATTGGCAGCAATTCGCGTCTCGTGATCAGCCAGCTCTGTTTCAGCAGCCGTAATCCTTGTTTCATGATCTGCAAGAGTGCTTTCCGCTGCTGCAATTCTATGTTCATGATTGATGAGAGTTGCTTCAGCAGCTTCAATTCTGGATTCATGGTCTGCAAGGGTGACATCCTGCTCATCGTTCCTGACCTGTGCATCATAAGCGCCCTGTCCGGCCTCGTTGGCTTTGTTAGCCACGTTACCAACATCAGTGCCCTGTGCGATAACGTAAAGCAGATACGACTGCGAGAAGATATTGCGTGGAAGGACTGATGTGTCGAGCCGTGTAGCCTGAATGATTACCGGCACATTGAGATTAGAATCCGCCATTACTCAATCCTTATCTGGCAGCCAGACAGAGTGACAGGTGACTTCGTGATAACGCGCAATTTGAAGCCGACATTTTTCCTGATTCGCCCGACACGCTTCCACAAAACGCGTTTGTCGTAAACGAACGGTTCATTCTGCTCAATCATCTGCTCACGCCCGTAATTGATGCCGTCAGTAGTTGCAGAGAGGAACAGGCGGTCAGCATACTGCGCAACTCCAGTTGACGATTCAACCTCAAGATCAAAGCATCTGGCATTATCTGCTTTGAACAACGGAGTAAACAGCAGGTGTTCCTGCTGCTTGTCGTACTGGCTGCTGATATCGAACTGCAATTTCCCGGTCACGGACTCCAGCTTATCGCCGCACGTAATCTGATTGCCTTCGTAAATGAAGTCGATAGCGCGGTACACATCGTCATACAGGCCTGTTTTCAACACACACCATTGCGGACCATTAGCACTTGAAGATGCGTCGTACACGAGAACATGGCGCGGAAGGTGGATAATCAGCAACTCATGCGCATCAAATCGCAGAGACTCCATCACGCCATCAGCCAGTTCATCAGCAGTGTAGGAGCGTAGTATTTTCTCAATGCTCGCGCTGGCGATTGGTGATACCTGACCGGAGCCGATGATATATACAGACGGCGCACCCGTTGCCGGGTTGCTGATGAACGCATACGAGTCAGCGAATGGCGTTTTGCAGTAAGTCCCGGCAATACCTTTCTGCACCATCAGCGATGGCTGGGCGACATACAAAGCAGCACCAACGGTGGTTGCACCAGTCAGGGAAAAATACTCAATCGTCGATGAACCAAAGCAGACGATGAAGTCTCGCCATGTTCCGATTCCGATGATGCCGTCAGGCTGCGACTCGGCACGATATTGTGCGCTGTAGCGGTCAGGATGCGATTCGTCTTCAAGGTCAGTGATAAACCATGAATCAGTACCGTCTTTTGACCACGCATAACGCCCACGTAAGCGCGTAATGTCACGGACCGAACCTAACTCATACTGCGTGAATCCGCTGTCTGTAGGCCAGTTTGAGACGGTTTTAACCGTGCCATCATAGCGATACTCGACCAGTTGACCATTAACGCCTACTGCCTGTGATGTCCTACCGTGTGCCATTGATACGCGACCACTTCCGGCAACATCACCGACTTCACTTTCGCCCTTATACAGCTTGCCACCACACACGCGATAAACAGCATTCTGCGCCATGTTGTACTCGACGCCTCGCGATACGCCGTTCACATCAGAACGTTTGGCAATGCCCGGGAATGAGCGAAGATATCCGCTGCTGTTGAGGATTTCTTTGGGTGTAGCCAACATATTCACTGGCAGATAGTCGATATAGTCGGCGTTTCGAAAGTCTTTGCCGACACCTTTCATAAGCGGAAGTTGCTGAATAGGCATTTATTCACCTATGCGTTTGGGATATCGCCATCAATCAGAGGGAGATCGCCTGGATAATATCGGTCAGATGTGAACACGTCATATTTATTACCCTGCCCTACAGGAAAATCTCCACGTCGTCGCATTGAAGGAACAACCAGAGTGTCGGTCATCAAGGCATCATATGAGCGTTGGGCGTTACTTAGAACTTGCGGAGTTGGTTCAAGGCTGTAATCAGATAGCATTCTCAGCAATAACTGATAGCCTACTGCGTGTTTGTATTTTCTTGGAAGACCTGACTCATCATCTGGTAATGGCTGCTCATCTCCAGTTGCGAAAGCGTAACCAATGTCGCCGGGGTTAATCATCCACTCGGATATCATATCTTCCAGATCATTTACACCATCTTCAATTGATTGCGGCTCAACATCAGTAAGCGATGCATTAGAAGCAATAGCAAACTTACGAAGCGCAAAAAGGACGATCTCACCCTTTGTCAGTACTGTTGCCATTGTCCGCCGCCTTACGACCTCGCTTACTGGTCGGTTTCAATTCATCAACTGAGGCAACAAAGCCCAACCTTTCGAAAAACTGGAAGTCTTTTTCTGCGATAACGGCCTGTACATGCCCGGATTCGTTATCTGCGGCAAGGAATACACTCATGCGATCCATATTGTTTCCTTAAAACATAAAAGGGGCGTAAGCCCCTTGTTATTACGGATTACCGAAGAACTGACCGCCCATGTGAGGGTTAAAGCACACATATGCAGGCAGTAAGTCAAAGCGCATTTTTTGCACGTTGGCATCGCCATCTGCGTATTTATGTACGCGGATGGAGAAACCTTCATATGTTGCAACAGCAGAATCAATACTGTGCAGTTTCGGCAGTGGGATAGAGCCAAGTCCACAGAAGAACTTGTTATAGAACAGGTTTGGCTTCATTGTCTGGCTAGCAGTGCCTACTACAGATACGGCATCGTCTGCCGCTACCTGACGACTTACAGAGTTGTACTGCGGGTTTGTAGTGTCATAAATCGGAACACCAGAAAGCGTAACCGTCACATCGCCACTGCTGTCTGAATTAGCATCAGCAGTAACCGTTGCAGTGAAGCTAATTGGTGTGGCTCCGTTATACAACGCCTGTTTGGTCTGCTGTTGCAGCCAGTAGGTATTGGTGAATTTAACCTGATCACCAGCTTTCAGAAAACCTGTAACGCTGGCTGTCGCTCCGGTCAATGTTACAGTGAACTGGTATGAGTCTTTAACTGCGTTATAGGTAACAGTTGGCTGTGTTTTGACTGTCAGTGTTCCGCCAAATGCCCCCTGCGTACGAGAGGTAAGCCCATTAGACATCAGTGCGCGAATGCCGCCAAAATTGGTTGGAATCTGCGCATTCTCCCATGCAGTACGAACCAATTGATCTGAAGCGTGCAAACCAGTCTGCGCATCAGCAAGTCGCTGTGCAGACCATGGATCCATTACAGCATAGTTTTCACCTTCATTAACGCCGAGGTCTTTCAGGAAAGATGCCGTCTGCGCAACATCAGACCATTTGGTGATTGGAGTATTGGGGCTACCAAGTGACAACGCACCGTTATTCATCATGAAGTGAGCAAGCTCTGTTTCAAGGTCGGTAACGATTCGCTGGCGAACCGGCGCGAGAATTTCTTCCAGTTGGTTAAGCTTGATCGCTTCCTCCAGTTGCTGATATTCAACAGCAACAGTGATGTAATTACCTACACGCCCCGTAGCTTTACCTGAGATCAGGTTGTTTTTATTTTTCCCTGAAATATCACCAGTGGGAGTACGGAGGGATGAGAATTGATGCGGACGTTTAAAGCTAACGCTATCGCCAGTGCTGGAGTTGATTTCACCTGCCAGCAACTGACGGTCTACGGTTTTCGCCAGAACTAAATCTGACATAAAACCAGGAAGGAATTTTTTCAGAACGATTTGACTGACGTTACTGTCGAGATTGTTAGGCATTTATCTTTTCCTTATTCGATTTTTGCGCCGGGGCATAATTTGTTGAATTCGTCTTGTTTCGCATCAGCACCGCCACCACGTACTTCCGGCTCTGGCTTGATGGCTTTCTTTGGTTTTGGAGCAAGGCTTACCTGTTTGCTAATCTGCCCCAAGAGGAATGCTGCGCGAATTGGATCTGTCTCAGCGGCTACACGCTGGCGTAATTGCTGGCTCTTACCTAAGCCATAGGCGAGTAGTTCAGAGCCTTCGTCTGCACAGTGAATGATGATTTCCTGCTGAATTGGTGGTAGCTCACTAAGAACAATGGCCTCCATTTCCTGATAATCTTTCACAGGAAGTTTGGCTGCCCGTTGTTTATGCGCTTCTACCCTTTGCTGGAAACGCTGTTGGTATTCCTGTTGCTGACGTAGTTTTTGTTGCTGCTGCTGTTCGACACGGCCTTTTTTCTCATGCCAATCAGTCAATGCCTGTTCAAACGCCTGTTCGTCATAATCACACGACTCAAGAGTCGGTTTTGGTGGAATAGCGTCTGGTTGTGGTTGCTGATGTTCCGCAGGCTTGGCTAATGCTTCCTCAAGCTGGCGGCGCAACTCACGGTTTTCTTTCTGTGTTTCTTTGAAGCCTTTGCGAAGATCTTTCACCCATTGCGGTGCAGGTTGCCCGTCAATGTGATCATCATCGTCAGCGTTAAGCTGAATTTCTTCATCACCAATACGCAAGGCGTAATCTTCTGGTGTCTCTTCGGTTTTTTCAGGCTCAGTTGCCACCTCTTTACCGTTGTCATCCTGGCTTTCATTCTCAGGCTGTGACTCTGTTTGGATGATGGTTTCTTCTGCATTTTCCTGTGTTTCAGACAGGCCAATAACCTGACCGTCGATGATCAGTTCGTTTTCCATTGATTACTCCTGGTTAACTCGGCATTAAGTCTGCCGGAGACTGTGGTGGTGACTGGAATTGCTGTTGTTGTGACTCGGCGACATCTTTCAGAAGGCGTATTGCCTCCATCACTGCTTTGTCATCGATGTTTCTGGCTTGAGCCAGTTTATAGACAGTGTTTGCCTGACTCTCCATCGCATCCTGCTGGGCAGTAAATGCTTTGATTTGAGTTTGAGCAGTTTCGTTAGTTGCTTTTTGCGCTTCTGCCTGCGCTGCTACCATTTGCGCCTGAGCGAGAACCATTTCAGGATTTGGCTGGCTTTGTGCTGCCATTTGCGCCTGTTGAACAATCTGCTGCTCTTTCTCATTGCGTGGTTTTGCAATACCAGATATCAGCAGTTGGTTTCGGTTGTACTCTTTGAAGTCATCAAGGCCTTCGCCATCGATATTGTCCAGAATAATACCCTGAATTGCCGGGCGCATTGGGTCTGTTGGAAGCATAGAGCTAAGGACATTTGTCAGTACAGAAACCGTTGCATCACGTCGTGCTGTGTAGCTTGGTCCAACATCAACCGTCACATCGTATCGACCGACAGAAAGGTCATTTAACGCAACAACAGCCCCTGTTTGCCTGTCAACAACCTGTGCGCTCAGGACAGCGATATCATCACTTCCATCTTCGTTAACGATGCGCACTTCACGTTCTGAACCGTACACTTCACGCGCCATTGACAGCCATACTTCACCAGCGCGTTTAAGACTTTTCGCCATATTGTCCAGATAGATAAACGAAGCCATATCTGCTCTGTTCATCAAGTTGTTAACCGTTTCCTGAGCAATATTACTTGGCATCTGCTGCATGGCCTGACTGCCGCCTGTAACCTCCTGAATATCAGCACTGGTTTGCTGTAGTAATGCAGCCAATGCCTGATTCATAACCGCAGGCTGTGTATATCCTGCAGGGGTAGCTCCAGCGATAATGTTGCCAGATTTATCTCTCACTTCGCGCAACGGCAAGAACGCTGGGCGTTTCTTGTTGCGAGCCTCCCAGTGCTTCTCAAGTCCACGAATTTGCTCCATGCCAACTATAGGGATCTGACCTGGGTCTTGTGCTGCAGTATCAGCCAGCATTGAAACCTGAAGGTTGTACAAACGCTGTGGATCCATTGCTTTTGCAATGTGACCTTCGACACGCTCAATGTCATCAATGAACCAGCGTTTTCCATAAACCGGGATGAGGGGGATATGCTCACCAGGAATACGTCGAGGTTTCTCAAGGAAACCATCACCATCCACTACGGATACATACACACGACGGCGCTTCACTGAGCGCCTTGCCACTTCCTTAAATCCAGCTATTGCCAGTTCATCTTCAATATCTTCAACCTGATCACTGTCGTATGTTGCAATCTCTCCAGTGATTGGATGTCGATAACTGATGACGTCAACAGATTCTTTACGAACTTCGTAATACTTCGCTATGTAAATAACATCTGCATCAAACCAGTCATATTCCCAACTGGTCACAGACGTTACATCCAGAGAAGCAGGAGGTTTCTTTCCGTATTCAGCCTCATATTTTTCAGGTGACAACGAATACATGCAGAACGCCCACAACGCGTCAGATTTGTCGTACTTCTTAGCGTCAGGGTCAAACCACACAGAGCGCGACGGGTCGTATATTGGTTCAATAGCAATACGCTGACGATCGTCCATGGGGTCGTATTCATTGACCAGCATCGACGTCAAACGGAAGCAACCGAAACCACCAGTAGCAGCGTCGTCAAATGCATTATCGCAAGCCTCACCGCCATCAGTTTCTTCGTAGTCAGCACGGAACAGACCATTTAATTTATTGGCTAACTCTTCGCTTGCCTCTCTGTCACCAGGACGAAACTTAACGGTGATTCTGTTATTGCGGTATTCTGCAATGATGCGGTTAAGTTCAGTTGCTACCTTATTGATTTCAAACTTAGGATACTTCTCGAACTGCTCATCAAGCTTAGTTCCAGCCGCCGTGGCTCCTTCCCATTGACCTCCGGGGACACGAGCAAACCTCGTAGCTTCAATGCACTTTTCGCGCACTTCCTGCTGTGGAGAATAGGCGCGGTCAAACCTGAGCATGATCCGCTCATGTTTTTTCTCTAATGTCTCTGCCATGTTTACCAACCGGAGGATGAGGGAACGTATATTTCAGTTTCTTCGCGGACCAATGCCGGGCAATGCATACACATCATCAGCGCATCAGCCAGGTTAGGAGATGGAATACCGAGCTTCTGCTTCATTTCGACCTTAGTCATTAGCTCCAGCTTCCCGTTGTTATTGAATTTGCGCTGAATCTGCGTCAGTTCTGCAAACAGCTTCTCCAGCATCTTCTCGCCTATCGCTTCTTTGTCGAAACTCAGCATGTCGTCGGGGTCTGCATACTCACCGTGAACAACCGCCCGATATGTCAGATACAGACTGTCAGCCAGCGCGTAATAGAATTGCGCTCGCTTATTGCGGAACACATCGCCAATAGTGCGAACGTTGTCGCCCTGCACGACTTCATCAGCCCATGCTCCGGCCTGATATGGTGCATCTTCATCGAATGGCGATTCGCTGCCCTTGAACATCGTGGCGGTGATTTTCTTACCGGAGAACGCTTCCGTTGTCTGTCTGCGTAGACCTGCACCAACACCATCACCATCCCACAGGTAATGGTCAGCGCCGTCTTCAATCGCCAGCGAAGTAGCCCAGTCAGCACCCTCGTTGATGTCCATCAGCAGACCTTCGGCAATGCGCTTAACTACCGAACCGTGACGCGATGCGTAACCTTTAGCATCTGGCCCTGTATCTGATGGGTCATGCGCAGAGACAACAGCGCCTTTCGCTTTCCATCCGAGTTTCTTGTGCGCATCGGTTGCAGCTTCAAGCCATTCTCGTTTGATGATTGCCATATCACTTGCGCTTACCGGCTCACCAAGCCAGATGTGACGATACAGTGTCGGATTTCTGCGTTTGCACTCTTCCATCTCCAGACGGAGAACTTCAGGAAAGTGCGGGTTGTCGGTGTAGTTCACCGTCAGCAGGCAAATATCATCGGGAGGATTTACAACGAATCGCTGATAGGTATCGTCGAGTATGTTCTTCGGGTTAAAGCTCACCCATATTTCAGAGAACGGCTTACGGATGGTTGGTATCAGGATATCCCATGATTCCTTCGTTACCGCTTCCGCTTCTTCCACCCAGCAGATATCAATGCCTTCGAGCGATTTAATCTTCGTCGGGTTGTTTTTGATGCCGTAGAACATGAATTCAGCATTCGTTCCGAGATGACGAATCATTGAACGCTGAATTTCAAACTCAGCCGAATACCCTTCCCGCTCTATGGTGTCTTCAAGCAACCGGATTACCGAATCGCTGATACTGTTTTGCAGTTCACGAGCGCAGAGAATACGCACCGGCTGCCGACGCGCCGCTTCAACAAGCAGCCTCGCGATTGCCCATGACTTGCCGCTACCTCGACCGCCTTTGGCGACTTTGTAGCGATGCGCCTCAATGAACGGTTCAAAGATAGGATTAATCGAGGTCATTTTCCGAATAGAGTGCTCATCGGTGATGTTTCAATCTGGATTGCGCCGCCGTCTTTGCCGACAAGCTCGTTAGTTACCTTGTCGCCATACTTACGGGGGTTCATTCGGGCCAGCGCCCATTTGCGGGTATCAACGCGAAGTCTTGCCTTTGCCACCTCAGCAGCATCTGGAATCGCAGTGTCAGCAATTTCGAATATCTCTTCGAAAATAGAATCAGCTCGTGCCTCAGTTGCCTTCGCGTACTTGTCGCGAAAATCCTCATGCTTTGCCAACCAGCGGAAAACAGTGGACTTATCCGGCATACCAGGACGCTTACATACTTTCAGCAAACTTTCGCCAGAAGAAAGCAACGAGCAGATATCGTCAGCCACCTCCGGCATATAATCAGAGGGGCGACCAGCTTTTGGTTCAGTCGCCATATTTATCTCACTTAATTGTCATTTCAGGTTGAGGACTCTTTCTCGCCTTCAATCAGTGACTGCTTCAGCAATTCGAGTGTGCCAATCGCCTCGCATAAACTTATTTCACCATCGTAATCATGGATGACGCTTTCAAGCCGCTCGTATAGCTCTTGAGTAATTGGGAATTTCTTCTCCTTACCCAAATTGATTACGCGGCTCACATCATGCTCCGGTAGTGAACAGGTCTAACGCTTCCTTCGATTTACGCACCGCTTCAAATGTGCGGATCGTGATATCCGAATTAGCGCCGCCTGACTGGAAGTGAATTTTGAATAGCTCAAGCTTCAGTTCGTCAGTACCAATGAACTGAAATGCTTCTTCTGCGGCTGCGTTCTGGTTCATGACCAGTTTATAAATCTCTAACTGGAATTTCTGTTCTTCAGTCATGGGAATAATCTCTGCCATTATTGGCTCCATTTATCCGTTAAAAGGGATATCAGTTAAGTTATCCCGTGTAGGGTATAAGCCATTATCAAAGCCACTCAGTAAGGAATGGCTTTTGTGATGGCAATAAAAAAGGCCGCCTGAGCGACCTGTTAGTTGTTCACAACTTCCATTGAAGGTCCAGCATGTCGAAAAATGATCCGCATTTAGGGGGATTTTCCATTCTTGCCCTCTCTTCGGCCGCTTTGTAATAAGCCATTGGTCTTTTCACACCATCAGCACCAGTGATGTATTCAACGCCTTCCTTCGGATCTTTGTTCACGGAAACCATCACAACCTCTTCCACTTGTTCATCATCGATTCAGCGGGTGTCTTTCCATCAGTCCGCCACCACAAAGAATCTTTTTTGCCATAAGGCAGGAGGTTCATCTTTCAGTGGCTGCCAGTGTTATTTCCCCACTTACTGGCTTGGGTTGTTTCGCGGTACTGCCGTAACTGGTGGTGCACAGATTTAGTTAAATCTGTTCTCGCCTGAACTATCTTTTACATACCCGGATTGTGGGGATGTAAATCACGGTTTCATTATCAAGCCCACCCGTAGATGGGCTTTGGAATGGTCACTTTGGCAGTCCGGGGATCGATATTTGCGCCTGCTGCTCAAGCCTTTCGATTCTTGCTATGAGTTGCGGTTTTTTGATCCTGCCCCAGCGGTTCAGCAATCGTCCTGACATACTGGCAACATCCTTTTCCTTCATGAACTCCAGCATTAACTCGTTGTGCTCTCTTTGGTATGAGTGAGCCATCTCCATCAGCCTGTCACGCATCCAATTAAATGCTTTGATAAACGCCTCTTTGATGGCGGCAGCTTTTTTGCCGGTAAACGACATGATGATGTACATCGCGCCGTCTTTGGAAATTTCATATTCAACATACTGATTACCCTTGTGTTCATAGGTAACCCGCGAAAAGTTGCTGGTTAGAAATTCATCCGAACAGTCTAGCTTTTCGATTTTCTGAATGATGTGGTGATGCTGCTTGTCGAAGTAAGCTGCTACCTTGCGGGAGGTTGTGATCACGCGATCACCAGAAACAACCACCATGTCCCGGAAATCGAGATTAGCCAATTGATGATTCATAGCGTCTTTACCTTTTAGAAAGTGAGCCTGTCTCACAGAAAAGCCGCCCGAGAGAGGTCGCCACCTATAACGGCATTTCTCAGGCTCGCTTACTGAAAGGCTCTCGTTAATATGCGCGTGAGATGCGCTGTGAAATTCAGATATAAAAAGCCCCGCGAATGCGAGGCTAAATCCTGGTATTTGTAATGAACTGGCTCTTATCTCAACGCAGCCCCTTACTGCGCGCCAGATGCTCAATATCAAGCATCAGCAATGAGATGTTTAATCTGGATTTACTCCAGAAGTGATCACCACCCTGTCTACAGAGCCAGATGTGAAGGATGATGAGTAAAATTATCGCTATCATCGAAGGCATTGCGTCCTGATGTATTCCTGCAGGTAGTTAACCTGCGCGGTTATCCTGTCGATTCCACTTCTGAGACGGTAATAATTGAGTTCAGCATCTGCTGTAAGTCTTGGGCTTTCTCCATCGCCCATGCTGCTGGCTCCGGTCGTTGACTTTGCACAGGTGGCGGCGACTTGCAGGCGCTTACGCCCAGCAGAAACATCAGCACGGAGACTTTCGATAGTCGCGTTAGCATCAGCAAGCTCCTTTGTATATCTGGCATCGAGTTCTGCTACGTCACGTTGACGCTTCTGCATGTCAGCGATTGTGGATGTGGCTTTATCGCGCTGTTCTTTGTAGGCGATGGCGTTATCACGGTAATGATTAACAGCCCATGACAGGCAGACGATGATGCAGATAATCAGAGCGGAGATAATCGCGGTTACTCTGCTCATACCTCAATCTCTCTGACCGTTCCGCCTGCTTCTTTGAATTTTGCAATCAGGCTGTCAGCCTTATGCTCGAACTGACCATAACCAGCGCCCGGCAGTGAAGCCCAGATATTGCTGCAACGGTCGATAGCCTGACGGATATCACCGCGATCAATCATCGGTAAAGCGCCACGCTCTTTAATCTGTTGCAGTGCCACAGCGTCCTGGCTTTTCGGAGAGAAGTCTTTCAGGCCAAGCTGCTTACGGTAAGCATCCCACCAACGGGAAAGAAGCTGGTAACGTCCGGCTGCTGTTGATTTGAGTTTGGGGTTTAGCGTGACAAGTTTGCGAGGGTGATCGGAGTAATCAGTGAATAGCTCACCACCTACAATGACGTCATAACCATAATTTCTGGTTTTCTGTCGTCCGTTATCTGTTCCCTCTGACCACGCCAGCATATCGAGGAACGCCTTACGTTGATTATTGATTTCCACCATCTTCTACTCCGGCTTTTTTAGCAGCGAAGCGTTTGATAAGCGAACCAATCGAGTCAGTACCGATGTAGCCGATGAACACGCTCGTTATATAAGCGAGATTGCTACTTAGTCCGGCGAAGTCGAGAAGGTCACGAATGAACCAGGCGATAATGGCGCACATCGTTGCGTCGATTACTGTTTTTGTAAACGCACCGCCATTATATCTGCCGCGAAGGTACGCCATTGCAAACGCAAGTATTGCCCCGATGCCTTGTTCCTTTGCCGCGAGAATGGCGGCTAACAGGTCATGTTTTTCTGGCATCTTCATGTCTTACCCCCAATAAGGGGATTTGCTCTATTTAATTAGGAATAAGGTCGATTACTGATAGAACAAATCCAGGCTACTGTGTTTAGTAATCAGATTTGTTCGTGACCGATATGCACGGGCAAAACGGCAGGAGGTTGTTAGCGCAACCTCACGCCACCCGCTTTCACGAAGCCAGCCATTACGCTGGTTTTCTTTTATGCAAAGCACACCGCACCGTAGCCACAGCGGATAAGGTGATTATTTTTGTCTGTCTGGTATTTGGGTTGATGTGCTTTCAGAAAGGTCGTGATTAAAACGCAAAAAGCCCCGAGCTATTAACTCAGGGCTTTATTTAACGAGTGCATTTATCCATCGTTTGGTCAAATTTACCCAACTTTATTCAAAAAGTCAATATCATGCCGTTAATATGTTGCCATCCGTGGCAATCATGCTGTTAACGTGTGACCGCATTCAAAATGTTGTCTGCGATTGACTCTTCTTTGTGGCATTGCACCACCAGAGCGTCATACAGCGGCTTAACAGTGCGTGACCAGGTGGGTTGGGTAAGGTTTGGGATTAGCATCGTCACAGCGCGATATGCTGCGCTTGCTGGCATCCTTGAATAGCCGACGCCTTTGCATCTTCCGCACTCTTTCTCGACAACTCTCCCCCACTGCTCTGTTTTGGCTATATCAACCGCACGGCCTGTACCGTGGCAATCTCTGCATCTTGCACCCGGCGTCGCGGCACTACGGCAATAATCCGCATAAGCGAATGTTGCGAGCACTTGCAGTACCTTTGCCTTAGTATTTCCTTCGAGCTTTGCCACACCACGGTATTTCCCCGATACCTTGTGTGCAAATTGCATCAGATAGTTGATAGCCTTTTGTTTGTCGTTCTGGCTGAGTTCGTGCTTACCGCAAAATGCAGCCATCCCGAATCCGGCCTGTGATTGTGCCATCCCCATAGCAGCCATCACATCAGTACCGGAAAGAGAGTCAGAAGCCGTAGCCCGTGGTGAGTCGCTCATCATCGGGCTTTTTGGCGAATGAAATTTAGCTACGCTTTCGAGTCTCATGGCCTTCCCCTTTTGCCCTGTTTGACCATCAGGACGCCGTTAACTATTATGTGACGCTCACCTTTGCTGTCTCGGTTGTACTTGAGCACTGTTCCTCTTGCGCAGGAAAGCATCCTCGCCACTTCGGTCTGATTGCCTCGTGTCTGGATAAGAAGCTCTGGTATCGTTTGAATTGTGGCGTTCATGCGTTCTCCAGTTCGGTGATTTTTATTCCAAGCCTTCCGCCTGGTACTTTCACACCACGAATTACGCGAATGTCATCGAATTGCTCGTCGTCTTCCGCAAATCCGGCGTGGATAAGTGAGTCGAGTAAACCTTTCAGGATGTTATCGAGGTCGCGGCGGCGGGAGTCTGGAACGTCTGCGATGACTTTGATGCGGAGTCGTGATTTGGTGAAAATATCTAACTTGAGTTGGCGGATGATTTGCTGAACGTCTTTTCGGTATTTCTGGCCTTTATCGCTGATGTAGTATTGGCTTCCCCGTCTTCGCCAGTAGGTATTCACCGACGGCGGGTATGGAAGCACAAACTGATATTCGTTCATGACTTAATCTTCCCCTCCTTCAGCAGTATCGCCTGCGTCCTGATCACGCCTTCGAGGTGGTAAAGTCTGGCGTCTTTGTTGTCGAGAATCATTGTGCGTCGGTCGATCTCCGCGTGGCAGTCACTACAAGCCCATGCACCGATCAGGTCGTCAGGCTTCATTCCCGTTCCGCAAATTCCAGCCATCCTGTAATGTGCCAGAACTGTAGTTTCAGGGTTGCCATTGCATATGCCGTAAATACGTACCTGGCATGCTCTGCCTCGCGCTTCTTTGCGTAGGTTAGCCATTAAGCAGCCTCCCCTGTTACTTTCAGCATTCCGTTATCGAGCAGCTTTCTGGTCAGCCACTGTTGACCACGCCCGGTGATTTTTGTGGTGAACGATATCTGTATTCCGTGATTTGTATTGACCGCTGTTTCTTTCACTGTGAAATAGCCGCGATCCATATATTCCTGCATTGGCACATTGCGCCGGGAACCTGAAGCAATAAGGATTTTGTGATCGCGCATCCATGCAAACAGTTTGTTTGGACCAATACCAACAACCTTTGCATAGTTTCCAATCAAAATTCCGCTGGCCTCGCCAACACGATCGGCAAACTCAACTTTAGGTGCGGCAATTGCGAGCTGGTTTTCCAGTTGCATTTTCTGCTCAGCAAGGTCAGCAGCAAGGCGCAACGCTTCTGGTAGCGTTTTGGGGATATTAACCGCAGCTTCTTCAAGCTCTCGCCAACGGTCAACAAGACGAGCGGTGAATTCCGGCGACAACTGGGCAACAACAACAATACTATCTCGCTTACCTTGTTCGCCTTCGAAGACGTAATGCTCGTACTGAACATTGAACCCTAAGTTATTGATTCTTTCGGAAACCTCAATTTGAGGAAGCCGGATAACACCATTTTTAGCCAGCGTTTCGATGGTACGTTTCACATTGTCATGACGCTTACCAACCAACTCAGCGATTTCAATGCTTGTCATTTTGATGGCATTGCCATTTATTAACTCATTCATCGTCTTCTTCCTCGTACATTGAGCTATTCGGATCGCTCATCAGTTCTGCGCAGCAGTGCTCACACACGTGAACTTCCAGCACATGCAGCTTCTGACCGCAGTTAGCGCACGTTAAAGCCCGCTCGACGCTTTCTTTCTGGTATTGAAGAGATTGGGATGGACTAAGCATGGCTTTCACCATTAAAAAGTCGCTTGTAAGCATCAATGTCTCGTTTTGCTTCACCGAGCTTTCGTCTTAATTCCATGTTTTCTGATTCAAGCTTTTCCATGTCTTGTTGGTATCGATCGCGGTGTTCTTTCCATGCTTTTTGATACGCCTTCATGTATGTCGTATTGGCATTTCTCTTTGCCTGACGAACTGCGTGGTGGTTTTTCACAAACCAGTCAGGGTCGTTAAATGCTGCTCTGGCGCATGTATACCAATAATTTGTTGCCTCCATGTTTAGCCAATAAATACTGATAAATGGCAACCGGATAGACACCACTTTTCGTTGTGACTCTTTCTCGCCAAACATGTGCCCTTTTTTGATGCTAAGGCCAAATCCAGGTTGAATTAAAAGCATTGTCATTTCCTCGCACGATGTCTTAGCCACCGGATATCCCACAGGTGAGCCGTGTAGTTGAAGGTTTTTACGTCAGATTCTTTTGGGATTGGCTTGCGTTTATTTCTGGAGCGTTTCGTTGGAAGGTATTTGCAGTTTTCGCAGATGATGTCGGTGAAACTTCGTCGCTGTCGTCTCATTCGTACCTCCTGTCGGTAAATCTGACACCATGACCAATAGCCCAGGCTGTTGTGTACTCGATAAGACTTGCCATACGCTTCACACTCATCTGCGCGCTGCTTTCGCGAATGTTGACGTATTCGCCTTCAAGCCCGGGCAAAACATCAGCTTCCTGTTTTGTTGCCACTGCATGACCGCTGATCAACAAAACCTTCCATTGTTCCGGTTTTAACCATTTGCCGCACCATTGAACCTGACGTGCGATATCCGCCAGCATCGCGTGAAATTTTGCGTTCTGGTCAAGGTTGCGCTTGTAGTCAATAATGCGGATGGTGACTGGCTTGTCTTTATCGAGTGGTGTTGCGAGGATGGCGTTGATTGCGGCTTGCTGTTGTTGCTTAGTTCGGAGGAATATTGTTTGCTTCACTGAACACTCCTTTATTTTTTATGCCTGTAACCCCATTCTTCCAGCAACCTTGCGGCGTACCACCCAAGAAACAAAGGAAAGAACATTACAATGAGATATTCCCCGCCACGGTCAATGTTCGAAATTGACCAGATTACGATGTAACCAGTGCAGGACAGGAATATTACAAACCCCAAAAAGCTACTTCGTCGACTCATGCTCACTCCTTCACTTTGATTCCAGCGGCGCGGATAGCCTCTACATCGCTTTCGTATTGCGATTCTGCACCTGAGTCATAGCCAATGTGATAATCACCGGGAAGTGGGCCTTTCTTTGGCTTTTGCAGCTCAATCTCGATAGCTGCTCGCGATGCCTGCCATAAAGTCCACCACTCATTTAAGGAGTGACGAATATCCATGCTTGAAAATGCGAAGTACCTATCACCATTTCTTGCCTCGGTTATCATCTCGAATGGTAATTTCAATTTTTTGGCAACGTATTCCTCAAACTTCTTTCTTGATTCGTCCATATCACTCTCCATCGATGATTTTTTGGGTTACCAATAATATTTGATAGTCGCCATAATTATCGGTAGCAACGCGCAGACAACTGAAAACCGTAAAACAAAACCTACTCCCAATATGCGATATCCATTATTCCAGAGAACAAAACTCATCATCAGAAGGAATCCATGAAAAATCGCGACAAGAAATAAACTACAAATAAATGCATTTACCATCGGTACTTACCCCTCGCTCTTAATCCAATAAAAAAGGGCTACTGTGTAAATAGCCCCTGTTATTAGCTCAGTGATGTAGATGGTCATACGTCAGCCCCTTGTGCATATCGTCTGCCACGCGCAGCAGGTGCATTTGATGCTGTGCAAATCTGTCTGGCTTCATCCTGGTCACATGCAACAAAGTGTCCGTTACAGAACCGCTGGTAAACCGTACCAAGCGAGCCAAAACGGTTTTTCGTCACGATGATTTCAGCAAATGGCGCGGCGCTACTGTTCTCGTCATATACCGCTTCCCGATAGAGCATGATGATTGAGTCTGCGTCCTGTTCAATGCTTCCTGAATCACGCAAATCTGCGTTTGTCGGGCGTTTGTTTGGTCGCTTCTCAACATCGCGCGAAAGCTGACTCAGGGAGATAACAGGCGTTTTCAGGTCTTTCGCCATCGCCTTCAGGCTTCCGGAGATGTGAGCAATTGCGAGGTCGTTGCGGTCTGCTTTCGGCTTCTCAATCAGGCCAAGATAATCTGCCATGATGAGTGACAGGTTTGGATTTTCCTGTTTGTGCCGTTCTGCGATTGAGCGAATTTCTTCGACCGATAACCGCGAGGCATCGACTACCCATACATCCAAATCTGCAAGCTGACTCATGCCTTTAGCAACACGTGCCCAGCCCTCGTCATCCATCGATGCAGGATTTCGCAGTACGCTAACCGACATCCTCCCGGCGTTGGCAATGCTTCGCTCTGCGATCTGCAATGCGCTCATTTCCATCGAGAAAATCAACACTCCGCGCCGGACGTCAGAACCAGGAATAACGCGGCTTGCAACGCCTTCGGCAATCTTCAGCGCCAGCTCGGTTTTCCCCATACCAGGACGAGCAGCGATAATCACCAGGTCTTCCGAGTTCATCCCTCCGGTGATGACATCAAGTTCTTCGATTCCGGTCTTCAGGGTATCTGACTCTTCTCCGTTCCTCAGACGCCTGTCAAGCGTGTCAGTGTAGTCAGTGATGATTTCCCCTAACCGTACAGGTTTAACCTCGTCACGGGGCTTTCTGATGGCTGAAAGACGCTTTACAAGTTCATCCATCGCCTGACTCGATGCGTCGATGGTTCCGCTCTGAATTGGTTCACGCATTTCATCCATGATTTCCAGCACCAGACGGCGGTGATAGTTATCCGCGACCATTCCGGCATATCCCTTCAGGTTTGCGGCGCTCGGGCAGTTTTTGCTGGTCATCAGGATTGACGTGAAATGCTCCTCTCCGCACGCCTCGGCAACCATCAACGCGTCGATTAGGTTTCTGTTTCGCGCCTGCTTCCGGATAACTTCGAAGGCTTTCCGGTAGAGCGGAATTGAAAACGCTTCCGGCTCAAGCGTTGCCAGAACGTCACTGGCGGTTGGAGTTAATCCACCAATCAGCAGGCCACCGATAACGCTCGCTTCGATATCCTGTCTCATGCAATCCCCCTGTCTGCAAACTTCCCTTCCCGAACTCCCGTTAACGAGTCTTCCCTCAGCAGGTAATCAAAATCAGCCGTCCAGCCCGTGTCGTTGTCTCCGAAGTAAAACGGCTTGGCCTGATGCACAAACGCCCTGACATACGCTCTGAAACCGTCCACATTTGGCGTTTTCAGTTGCGGGATGATTTTCTTCAGGCGGCGTTTGCGTTTCTCGTTGACCGCAACAGCGTGTGGCAGTCTGTCACCGACTTCGGTGTTGTAGGCGTTCAGGAAGGATTCGTAGTCGATGCGTTCTGCATTGCGACGTTCAGGTTTAACCTGCCCATCGCCTCCCCCATTGGGGGGTAGGGGGGTATTATTTATATTCTTGTTAATACCTTCTTGTTCATGATGTGCGGTTGTTTGTGCGGCTTCATGTGCGCTTTCATGTGCGGCATGTACGCTGAATGCCGCACCATTACTGGCTTCATCATGTGCGGCATCATGTGCGGTTGTTTGTGCGGCTTCATGTGCGGGTGAATTGTCCATTTTTTGAGCATATTCATGGTAATTTGTGATGGTTATCACACGACCTTTTTGCTTCTCTCCATCAATGGAGATCATCCCCTCTTTCACAAAAACCTGAAGCATCCGCTCAACCTGATCACGGCTTGCTGGCTTGCCATGTCTGTCGCATAACTGAAGACCTAAATCAGCTGCTGTCACAACCAGTTGACCGGATTGCAGATGCCATTCATGACCTTTGAAATTCGCTTTGTATGGCTTTCTGGCGGCATTCAGGAGAAGGTTTTCCCACAGGGTGCGAAGATAAACATCTTTCGCCCATGACTGTTTCAGAATGCTCCGGTACAACGGAATGTAACCAGTTTTCTGGTTCTCCATCCTGTTGCTCCTGCGCTCGTGTGCGGCGCTGAAATCGTAGATTTTTGCTGTATTGCTCATAACTACCTGCCTTGACGAAAGACCTTAAGAACATCGTTAAACTGACTTACGGATATGTCTTCTTTGAGCAGCTTTTCCAGAAATGCGTTTGGAATGAACGTATATCCCTCCTCTTTTGGTAGAGACGGGAGCAACGCCCTCGCCTCATCCTTCAGAAGCTCAGTTCTGGCAACTTTCACAAAAGAGATTTGAGTTCTTTCATCAATGGAACGAAGGAAGCGCAAACGCTTAGCTTCTTTGTGTGTATCAGGTGGATTAAAGCCTTTGTTTCGCATATAATTACCTCGTTGGATGTTATTAAAATTCCATTTGTATTTGTTCAGAACGCTCGGTTGCCGCCGGGCGTTTTTTATTGGTGAGAATCGAAGCAACTTGTCGTGCCAATCGGGCCATATCGTCGTCAACGACGCCCCATTCAAGAACAGCAAGCAGCATTGAGAACTTTGGAATCCAGTCCCTCTTCCACCTGCTGATCTGCGACTTATCAACTCCCACAGCTTCCGCTGTCTTCTCAGTTCCAAGCATTGCGATTTTGTTAAGCAACGCACTCTCGATTCTTAGAGCCTCGTTGCGTTTGTTTGCACGAACCATATGTAAGTATTTCCTTAACAAATAAGAAGTTATGCGCATCAACTTATGCGCGTTGTATTCCCGCATTTCGGCGGGAATGAGGACCATGACTGTTAAAGAGCAATTTGCTTATGCCGCTTTGCGGTAAGCGCTTTCTTGATACTTCAGGGCGCCAGCTGTAACGACTTCCAGTCGATAGGCGTCTTTCTCTGGGATGACTTCCTTCCACTGAGAGACTGCTGCGTCGCTAATGCCTAACGCTTTAGCTACAGCACGCTGGGTTCCGAAGTGGTCGATAACATCTTTCTTGTACATAGACTCGCTCATAAATTAAAGAACACTTAAATTATCCACTAAAGGAATCTTAAGTCAAGTTTATTTAAGATGTCTTAACTATGAAAACTCAATTGATGGGAGAGCGCATTCGCGCTCGGAGAAAAGAACTCAAGATCAGGCAGGCCGCACTTGGAAAGATGGTCGGCGTGTCTAATGTTGCCATATCTCAGTGGGAACGCTCTGAGACAGAGCCAAATGGAGAGAATCTTCTCGCCCTGGCTAATGCGTTGAAGTGTTCCCCTGACTATCTGATAAAAGGAGAGGAAAGTCTTTCAAACATTGCCTATCACAGTAGGCATGATCCAAGAGGGTCATACCCTCTGATTAGCTGGGTGAGCGCAGGATGCTGGATGGAAGCTGTAGAACCATATCATAAGCGTGCAATAGATAACTGGTACGATACAACCGTAGACTGTTCAGAAGATTCGTTTTGGTTGGACGTGAAGGGAGACTCAATGACGGCTCCGGCCGGTCTCAGTATCCCTGAAGGAATGATAATACTCGTCGATCCTGAAGTAGAGCCGCGTAACGGGAAACTGGTAGTTGCAAAGCTCGAAGGAGAAAACGAGGCAACTTTCAAGAAGTTAGTTATTGATGCAGGCAGGAAGTTTCTAAAACCACTTAACCCACAATATCCGATGATCGAGATCAACGGAAACTGCAAAATCATCGGCGTAGTTGTCGATGCAAAACTAGCAAACCTTCCATAAGGGGGCATTCGCCCCTTTTTTTTTATTTCCTTTAAAAATCAAAGCCAAACTTAAGTTACGAAAGAAAATTTAAGTTTTCTTCAAAAATACTCTTGACCATTAATTAAAGAGATCTTAAATTTAAGCCATCAGCAGGACGCTGGTAGCCAAACGGAACAGATTGGCAGGCTCTTTAACATTGATGGGATTGTCCCGCCGAAATGCGGGAACCAAAGAGTAGTTGGCTTTGGGATTGGATGAATGAGCAGGCTGATGCTCGACCAATGTATAAACAGCGCTCATGGCAAGCAGTAACCAATCTGCGCCTCAAGACAGCGTCACTGGTAGTGCGGGCGCTCTAACCAGTAAGCCGGAATTCAGCACCGGCCATCCAATCACCAAAGTCAATCATCGGAGGTCAACATGACAGTAGTCATTACATATCTGGCTGACGATAACGCCAGAAATCGACGCAGAGCACGCAGACAGGCTCAACGTGAACAGGCAATGCAAGAACAGCGACTGGCGCGAAAGATTGCGCTAAAGCTCTCTGGTTGCGTCAGAGCAGATAAAGCAGCATCACTCGTAAGCCTTCGCTGCAAGAAGGCAGAAGAAGTCGAGCGTAAACAGAACCGTATTTACTACCGCAAGCCACGCAGTGAAATGGGTGTGACTTGTGTTGGTCGCCAGAAAATGAAATTAGGCAGCAAACCACTTATTTGAGGTGAGATATGGAGTTTCATGAAAGTGCGATTTGTGATTTTCGCGCTAACGCAAATTCAGTAAAACCACAGCCAATTGCAGTTCTTTTTAAAACAATGGGTGCGTGGGCTGTTTTATGCTTCGCCGCTGATGACACTGACGCAAGAATGGCAATAGGCCAAGAGATGGAGATGGACCCGACAAACGATGAATTCATAATTTATGGCGCTCCATCTAATTACTTACTTGATACCTGCAACATTTACAACAAGGCTGCCTGATGGTGGCCTTTATTTTTGTCCGTAAATAATTTCATGATTATTACAATCAAGGTGATATATGGAAGAACAAGCAAACAAGATTCTCGTAGAACTACTGCAAAAAGCCAGTAATGGAATAGACGCGGCTGTTTCATTTAGCCAGGCACAGATTCCTGATGTTGTTCATCAGTTGCTGCTATGGAATATGGTTGACAGTCTGATTAAAACATTAATAGCCATTCTAACAATCCCACTGGTTTTCTGGTTTATGAAGAAGCAGTGCCAAAGAGTTGAGACAGGTAAAATCGGTGATGAAGGATACTCATGGGAGAGGGGAAATCCCAAATACAGGCCGACAATGGTTTGGGATAGCAAAGGAGATATTAACCTTCTTATCATGCCATTGGTTGGAGTTTTGACTCTGTGGGGGTTTTTTATTATTGGTGTAGTAACCAATATGACTTGGTTAAAAATTTGGCTGGCCCCAAAACTTTACCTTATCGAATATGCAGCATCATTGGTTAAGTAATTTCAGGCCGCATAGTCGGCCTTCATTTTTGGCATAAATAACAGAATAAACACTGCACTGTGTATTCATTCCAACGAGTGAATACACGGAGCAATGTCGCTCGTAACTAAACAGGAGCCGACTTGTTCTGATTATTGGAAATCTTCTTTGCCCTCCAGTGTGAGGGCCTTTTTATATGCATACCAATAACGCTTCACTAGAGGCGTTTTCGTTATGCAATCAAACAGAAGGAGCATCCTATGCAACAGTTCGCTATTGCAGGGGCGGCATCGGTTCGCCCTTTCAACCCGATTTTATCGGTACAGCATTCACGAAAAAACATTTTAACCGGAGCAGACTTTAAACAACCAAGAATGAAAAGCTTGCTCGAAAAGCTTTGGGATATTTTGAAACAACAAGGCCGTCCATGAGTTTTACAGACAACTGGTCAGACGAAGAATTCATTCGTCAGATGAACAAAATGCTCAATCAGCACAAAGAACAGGAGAAAGATGATGATTCTGACTCTGAATGATAAGCGTGAAATATCGCAAATAATCGCAAGTTTTACTGATGAAGATTACGAGCGAATCAACAGTGAAGTTGATCGCCTCTGCAAACGTTGCGACCCAATAAGCGAAATGCTTCGCTCATATAAACCAGATGAACACACTAAGGACGCTATCGACTGGCTGGAAGATGATGATTGTAACTATCAGGAAAAAGCCGCTGAATGGTTCTGGGATGCAATAACCGAAAGAGTTAAGGCTGAATATGCCTTCGCAATATTCAAACGCAGACACATTTTTGGAGAAGCAGCATGAGCAATATCGTTGAATTCGTTAAACAGCAGGAGCAGTTATTCTGCGGGGCATTGACTGAACAGACGGTGACATGGGCTAAGGAAAGCCAGTTTGCAATTCAGTATTTCCAGAAAAATGATTACCTGGCTAAAACAGCACTGGCAAATCCAACCAGCGCACAGAACGCCATCATCAATGTTGCGGCGATCGGCATCACCTTAAATCCTGCCAGCAAACTGGCTTATCTGGTTCCGCGCGACGGCATGGTATGCCTTGATATCAGTTACATGGGATTGCTCCATATTGCAATGGAGTCTGGTGTTATCTCATGGGGTCAGGCAAAACTTGTTCATGCTAACGATACCTATGAGTCAAACGGGCTTGATAAAGCACCAACCCATAAATACAAAGCCTTCGGTGACCGTGGTGATATCGTTGGCGTTTACTGCACAGTGAAGACGCCAGCAGGTGATTATCTAACGGAAGAGATGAGTCTGGCTGAAATTGAGGCTGTAAGGAAAACAAGCAAGGCAGCATTCAGCGATAAAGGACCATGGGTAAATCACTGGAATGAGATGGCGCGAAAGACGGTCGTAAAGCGTGCAAGCAAGTATTGGCCTAAGGCATCACGTCTTGATAGTGCTATTCACGTACTAAACGAAGAAGAAGGTGTGTGGACTGAACCAGTTATGCCGCACAAATCAGAGGAAGATATCCGCGAAGATGAACGGAAACGCCAGCAGGAAATAACGGATAAAGCACAACTTCTTTGTGATGAAATGGCTCAGGCAGAAAACATGGATGATTTGAAGCGATATTTTGCAGAAGCATATCGCCTGACATCTGGAATGAAATTGCAGCAGAACGTACAAGCCATTTACATAGAATGCAAAGCGAAACTGGAGGTTGCCAGTGAGCAAACTGTATGAAATTGCCAATGAATACGCAAAATTGATGGATTCAGATTTAGAGCCAGAGATGATTGCTGACACAATAGAAGGGATGGAAGGAGAATTTACCGATAAAATAGAGCAACTTCTCGCCATTATTAAAAATGAATCTGGTTATGCTGAACGCCTCAAGGAAGAGGCAAAGTCACTAAATGAGCGAGCCGCAGTAATTCAAAATAAGATTGACAGCATTATGGCGTATATAGCGTCATCGCTTGAAATGGTTGGCAAGAAAAAGATTCGAGCAGGTATTCACCAGGTAACAATCCGCAAACCGTCAGAAACTGTAGAAATCATCGACTCAAGCGCCCTTCCTCCTGAATACGTTGAGTTTGAAACGACAATTAAAGCCGACAAACTGGCAATCAAACACCAACTAAAAGCAGGAATAAATATCCCCGGCGCTCAACTCAAAGTTGGGAAACCTTCACTTCTTATCAAATAACGGTATCGACTATGAAAAAGACTCCATGGGAGAAATGGGAAGTCGATTTCTTGCGCGAAGTAGCGGCGACAATGCCAGTTGAAGTTATCGCTGAAAAACTGGAAAGGACTGAAAAAGCAGTAATGGCGAAAGCAACAAGGATTGGCGCTGACATTGTTAGCCGACTTCGTGGAAGAAGATGGACAAGAGCCGAAGTATCACTTTTCGGTAAGTTCTCCGCAGAAGAAATAGCAATTGCAACCTGCCGCTCAATTTATTCAGTAAGAGCTATGCGATACAAGCTAAAAAAACTCGATGAAGAAAGAGCAGGCATACGAATAAATTAACAAAGAGGAATTTACCATGAGAGGACTTGCATACAATCCCGGCATTCTTCCGGCAGAAATGATTATTCGCCAACGCGTAAAGCCAATGCCATCGAGAGAGGAATTGCTTAAGAGAAATTCTTTTCCGTCAGTAAATCAAAACAAATATCTGAATGCGATGTGGCGGAGTGGGAAGAAATGAAACAAATGTCACTAATTGAGATGGATGGTTTTCTGAAAGGTAAATGCATCCCACGAGATTTAATGGTTAACGAAACAAACGCTGAATATCTGGTGCGTAAATTTGCTGAAGCGGAGGCCAAGATTTCGGCTCTGTCCGAAGACCAGCAGAGAGCGATTGAGTCAATTAAGCAGGCTGATGCAGCTGTTAAGTTGGCACACGAGAAGTTTTCGGCGCTTGCGGCGGAGAATGAGCTGGCTCGTAAGGCAGTTCAGGCATTCTGCGATGTTGTTGGCGACAACACCGAGGTTATCGCTGAGGTGGTTGGGCGAGATGGCGTTCTTGTTATTTTGGAGGCCATGAAGGCAACAGGAAATATGCCAGCCACCGATGCTTTCCTGGCTGAAGTACGGGCGCAGGGCGTGGAGATGGCTATGGAGCATATGCAGTCGAGCGGTTCGTTAACATTTGGAGATTGCTACATATCACTTAACGAGTTCGCCGCCCAGCTTCGTAAAGGAGGCAACCAGTGAGCAAGATTAACTATCAGGCACTGCGTGAAAAGGCAGAGAAAGCAACGTGTGGTGTGTGGTCGCTCGAATATGGAGAGGAGAGACTTGATGCTGGTGATGCACTAATTCATCGTGAAGTTGTTGGATATCTTCCCATTTGCAGAATTGAAGGAGCGCATCCTGAAAGCGGTTTCGATGAAGATTTCCAAATGGAACAGCAGGCCAATGCTGAATTCATCGCCGCAGCCAGTCCAGTTACCGTGCTGGCATTGTTGGATGAACGGGAAAGAAACCAGCAATACATCAAATGCCGCGACCAGGAGAACGAGGATATTGCGCTAACGGTAGGGAAGCTGCGCGTTGAGCTTGAAGCAGAAAAACAGCGGGCAAAAGTTCTATTTATGGAAAATGCTCGGCTTAAGTCAGGCATAGCCGGTCTGATACACCTCGGTATTCGATATGCAGATGTTGAGGTCATGAAAATTGCTGGAGATGCCCAGCTTTCTACCCCATGCACTGACAGCATCATAAACAGCATTGCAACAGGCATTCGCATCAAAGGAGAGTGATATGACCACTATGACCAAAGAGCGACTACTGACAATCAAGCAGTGGCGCGAAACATACGGACCTGGTAGCAACGTTGTACTGCCAGCAGAAGAAGCGGAAGAACTGGCACGAATTGCTCTGGCATCGCTGGAAGCAGAGCCTATTGGTGAGGTTTCAGAGAAGCGACTCGGCCTTGTTATGGATGGAACGGTAGACCTTGGCGGGAAATCAACTTATCGCATCATTAAGGGAGAAAAAGCGATGAAGTTGTTGCCGCTGGGGACGAAGTTTTATACCGCCCCTCCAGTGCCAGTAGTACCTGAAGAAAAACCAATGCCTAACCCTCTTAAAATGTACGCGGTCGATGCTGTTGCCGCTATTGCAGAGGTGAGAGGCTGGAACTCCTGCCGCGCCGCTATGCTTCAGGGTAGCCAACCTGTAAGCCAAACTTACAAGTTTCCAGTTAATACACCTTGCCAGGATGCGCCAGCCCATATCTGGCTGCAAACGGCTGGAGTATGGCCAGAAGATGGCGAGTTAAGCGAATTAACGTGGTGCAGCCACAATCAGCACCATGATGACACGCTATATGTTCGAGCTGACCTTGTGAATGGCAACTATCCGGTTACTCCGGATGGTTGGATAAGCTGTAGTGAGCGAATGCCGGATAAGTTAATTCCGGTAATGGTCATGTATGAAGACGGTGAGATGTGGTCTGCAATGTGGAATGGCAATCGCTGGGATGATGGCACCGAATATCCGGATCCGCACTCAGTTACGCACTGGCGTGAAATGCCAGCAGCACCACAGCAGGAGGTGAAGTGATGTACTCCTTCGCGAAATATACGATTATTGACTGGATAGCATTCCTTCAGGTTTTGCTCATCTGGTTTTATATGGCTTACAGGAGTGGGCAGTGGATTGTCAACATGGCCTGTAGCAGGGGATGGCGTTGGTGGAACCGAAAGAATAAAAAAGCACTGGCATTGGATTCGTTTTACGAAGCATTCAATCTTAACAGTCTTCAGCCTGGTTCTGTCATTGTAGTCACCACTCAAAGCGGCATGACCATTCAGATTCATAAACCAAAAGAGGAAAAATGATGTGGCCTATATGTGTTAATTGCGGACGGATGTGCCTATCTGGATGGTGCCGAAAGTGCGACAAATGCACGAAGAAAAGACAATAACATTCCTCGCACTCGCGGGGATTTCTTTTATCTGAACTCGCTACGGCGGTTTTTTATGGAGATGATAAATGCACTTCCGAGTCACAGGTGAATGGAATGGAGAACCATTCAACAGAGTTATCGAAGCAGAGAACATCAACGACTGCTATGACCACTGGATGCTGTGGGCGCAGATAGCACATGCAGACGTAACCAATATTCGAATTGAAGAACTGAAAGAACACCAAGCCGCCTGATGGCGGTTTTTTTATTGGAGACAAGAAATGTCAGATTTGGCTATGAAGGTTTTGAAATGGCAATCGACTGGCGATGTTGGCATCAGTAGCGCAACTCTTGCCTCAATCGCATGTGGACTGAAAAAGAATATCTATGGTCATAGCTTCGGTGCTCCACATGACGCAGCCGATTTCCGACGATGCGTTGCGCTTGTCGAGCAGATTCCAGAAATCAGGGATTCATTCGACAAGGTTGCAAAGCGCGTTCCGGCATTCAAAGGCATCCTCAACGAATGGGATTCTCTCGTTGCTCTGTTGAAGTCTGAAATGAAGATACACGGAAACAAAGCACCAGAGACTTACAGAAGAATTAGCGAGCTACGCAAGGACTAACCACAGCCTCACACTCGATGAGGCCCGTTCATTTCTCAAGATATCCAGACCTACCATTGCCGCATCAATGCGGCTTTTCTTGCGTGTAATTGCGGAGACTTTGCGATGTACTTGACACTTCAGGAGTGGAACGCACGCCAGCGACGCCCAAGAAGCCTTGAAACAGTTCGTCGATGGGTGCGCGAATGCAGGATATTCCCACCACCGGTTAAGGATGGAAGAGAGTATCTGTTCCACGAATCAGCGGTAAAGGTTGACTTAAATCGACCAGTAACAGGTAGCCTTTTGAAGAGGATCAGAAATGGGAAGAAGGAGAAGTCATGAGCGCCGGGATTTACCCCCTAACCTTTATATAAGAAACAATGGATATTACTGCTACAGGGACCCAAGGACGGGTAAAGAGTTTGGATTAGGCAGAGACAGAAGGATAGCAGTTTCAGAGGCTATTCAGGCCAATATTGAGTTGCTATCCGAGAACAGGCGTGAGTCACTGATAGACAGAATTAAAGGCGCTGACGCAATCACTCTTCATGCGTGGCTTGACCGATATGAAACAATCCTCAGCGAGAGGGGTATCAGACCGAAAACTCTACTCGACTACGCCAGCAAAATCAGGGTAATCCGAAGAAAATTGCCGGACAAACCGCTCACTGACATATCAACGAAAGAAGTGGCAGCAATGCTAAACACCTACGTAGCAGAAGGTAAAGCAGCTTCCGCAAAATTAATCAGGTCAACCCTTGTTGACGTTTTTCGTGAGGCAATAGCCGAGGGGCATGTGGAAACGAATCCGGTAACAGCAACCCGCACAGCAAAGTCAGAAGTAAGGCGCTCAAGGCTGACAGCTAATGAATATGTCGCGATTTACCATGCAGCCGAACCGCTACCAATCTGGCTGAGGCTGGCAATGGATTTGGCTGTCGTTACAGGGCAGAGAGTAGGCGATTTATGTAGAATGAAATGGTCAGACATAAACGACAACCATCTTCACATTGAGCAGGGTAAAACAGGTACTAAGCTCGCCATTCCGCTGATGCTAACGATTGACGCGCTCAATATCTCATTGGCTGATACACTACAGAAATGCAGGGAGGCCAGCGGCAGTGAAACAATAATTGCATCAACGCATCACGAACCGCTTTCCCCGAAAACAGTATCTAAGTATTTTACAAAGGCGAGAAATGTATCTGGACTCTCATTTGATGGAGACCCGCCAACATTCCATGAACTGCGTAGCCTGTCGGCGAGGCTATACCGGAATCAGATTGGCGATAAGTTTGCTCAACGTCTTCTCGGGCATAAATCAGATTCAATGGCGGCGCGGTATAGGGACAGTCGTGGGCGTGAATGGGACAAAATTGAAATCGACAAATGA